GCCTCTCCTACGGAAAACCATCAGATCGGTGGTTACCGTAGCGGGAGTGTCCTTATCTAAAAGTAAACTTTTTGCAATTGTTCTAATCGTTAGTCGATTTGCGTTTCTTCGAAAAAGAATGGGCCTTAAAGGCCTAACCTTGTATCTCAAAGGTTGTTTCGTTCTTTTCCAACAGTCCCTGGGAGGATACGTCCTTCCGGATTCAGGGAAAGTAGCTAAACTACGAGTTTCTAGAACTAACCGGGGCATGCCTCGGGTAATTCCAAGAATACTACGAGTGGAGCTAAGAAGAGCGGATACTCGGGTTATGAAAATGGTTTCAACCATTCTTAATGTCTATAGAGACATTAAATTCCCGGGAACTCCTAACTTAGAAACAATCACGAAAGGCTTCACTGGAGATCATGGAGTACTTGATTCTATGTTCGGTTACATAGAGGAATTCCTTATCCTTGCACTTAATGGCAAAAATGCCAGAGAGTACATGGAGGGGGGATTCGCACCTTTCCTAATTTGGAAAGCTGCACCAGGTATGATTAAAGAATCTGTGTTTGGGTCAAGTAATTACTCAACACATCCACATAATATCCTGAAATCACTCCAAGCCCTTCGGGGAAAACCGGCCATTTGGCAAGCTTTTATGACCGTGTTGCTGCAAAGCAACAACAAAGCGATCTTAGAGCTTGTTCAGGCGGCGGAGTCTTCAGGGATCCTTCTAGGCGGCCGACCAGGGGCGATCGGTAAACTGCATGCTAAAGAAGAGCCAGCAGGTAAAGTAAGAATTTTTGCGATGGTAGATGCACCCACTCAGTGGGCTCTCTATCCGTTACATAAATTCTTATTCTCTGTATTGAGAAACATACCGCAAGACGGTACGTTTAACCAAACTGCTCCACTTGAGCGGCTACTGGCCAGAAACCCTAAAGAGTTATACTCTTTAGATCTCACGGCAGCAACCGACAGATTGCCTTTGGCTCTGCAAGTGATGGTCTTAACCATACTTTTAGGTCCTGAGTTCGCAGGGGCTTGGGCCACGTTGCTAGTTGGGAGATCCTACGGGTTCCGACAACTAGGTTACGATACGCACCATGGTAATTACCACTATAAATGTGGTCAACCCATGGGTGCATATTCTTCGTGGGCCATGCTCGCGCTTACTCATCATCTGCTGGTCCAGGTTTCGGCCTGGCGAGCAGGTGTAGTTCCTGTGGGTAAATGGTTTGAGGAATATGCGGTTCTTGGTGACGATCTAGTGATCGCCAACAAAGCAGTTGCTATGGAGTACCTAAAACTGTTAAAAGAATTAGGTATGGAAGTTAACTTATCCAAATCACTTCTTTCTGACTCTGGTCGATGTTTAGAGTTCGCAAAACGAACAATATTCGTCTTCCCAGATGGAAAATGGGCTGATATCAGTCCTATTCCACTGAAAGAAGTTGGTTCTGCCCAACAACTGCTGCCTGCGTTAGTTCAATTTGGAGTGAAATACTCCCTAACGCCGGCAAGACTGCTTCAAGCATTTGGATTCGGTTGGCGAAATCTCGCGGAGTTGAATAAACCCCTTGGGAAATTGTCAGCACAAGTTCGAACCATCTTGCTTGGTATTTCTCTGCCAAAAACTGCAGATGAGCTACTGGGGTTCTTTAACATTGGTAAAGCAAAACTTGCTAAGTACGTGAACGATATGGTTCAGGTCGGGATCGACTTTAAACTAACAACGTTAGTTAAATGCGTTCCCAAAGTCGCCTCGAAAGTCGCTGCCGCCGAAGCGGTAGAGGCTCAACGGGTAGATCTAACTAGTCAAATGGCTAGCTCATTCTTGAGCTGGTTGTATGCTAGTTACCATCCTGCTGAGGAAGCAGACATGGAAGACCTGGACTCATTCGACGAGCACGAACTCGTGCCCAATCACGTTCCGGAAATCATTTACATGTTTCCGAGTGACTACGCTGAGCAAGTAGAAGCGTTCTATGGATTATTGTGGTCTAAACTCTATGGTCCTGCAATTGCGGGATACCTAGAGACAGCACGGGATGTGCTGTTCAATGTAGAGGCGATGGCTGGAAAACACAGAGGAAACTCTATGTTAGTACTTCCAAGCTTCCACAGTGTAGATAGCAAAATCTCATATGGATTCTTCCAACGGTACTGGGATTTCCTAGTAACGTTAGAAGACATGGCTTCAGCTTCTCCAAGTGTTATTAACTTCTCCCGACCGGAAGGTCTGGAGGGAGTTTCCCAATCTCAATCTGCCGTAACTCCTCTTCACCTTCGATACTATCGATTGTGGAGTGGAATTATCCAAGGTTCTCTACCTGTTTTAGGACTCGGTCTTAAAATGAACCGAGCTCCTACGGGGCTTACACCTTCAGAGGTGAAAGTCGTACCGGATGAGGACGATGACTACTAGCAATCAGTAATGGTTGTTGGAATTGGAGGAATGGATTTTGTACGACTTAGTGTCACGTACAGTGTAGAGCATTTCCCTGGCCGA